AAGGGGAATGGCCATCCCCCTACCGAAGCGGAGAAAGTTTTGCTAGACCGTTTACCCAAGGCGGCGTGGAATCACGCAGTGCCGCTTGGCGGGCGGCAGCCTGGCTATCCGACAAACTACAAAGTGGATTTGGCCTTTGTCGAAAAGCGATTAGCGATCGAAGTCGACGGCTTTTCTCATTGTTCAAACTCCAGAAAAGAGCAAGACCTCAAAAAGACTCAGAAGCTTTCTTCACTCGGCTGGACCGTGTTGAGGTTCACGAACGAAGAGGTTCTGAAGCAAACAGAGACAGTTATTTCTACGATCTATCAGTCTCTGGGCATCCAAGCTACGTCGTAAACGGCGTCTTAGTCCATAACTGCCAATCGTTCCGGGCCTACATAAGAGGCTTGGTCGATGAGGTGATAGCTCCCGCGCTGTTTGACCACGCGGGCTCGCTTTGTCTGACTGGAACACCGGGCCCGGTTCCGGCGGGCTACTTCTATGAGGCGTCGCATAACCCGGCGTGGGGAAACTTTCACTGGACGATGTTTGATAACCCGTGGCTGGAAAAGAAGTCTGGGATGACTGTGCAGGCTTTGCTAGAGCGGGACCTTGCGAGAAAAGGCGTTAAGGCTGATCACCCTTCGGTGCAGCGCGAGGTATTCGGCCGTTGGGTTTCCGATCCCGATGCCCTCGTTATCAAGTACAACGCGGAGCTTAATCATTTCGATGAGCTCCCGAAAAGTTCCACGTGGAACTATGTTTTCGGCGTCGACTTGGGCTTTGACGATTCGGATGCGATTTCGGTTATCGGTTGGACCGAAGAGAGCCCAGATTGCTACCTTGTTTATGAGGAAGAGCGTGCAAAGCAAGGGATCACCGAGCTTGCCCAGTGGATTGAGTCCTTAGTCACACAGTTTGAGCCCCTTCGTATCAGAATGGACACAGGTGGACTGGGCAAAAAGATTGCGGAGGAAATCCGCATTCGATTTGCGATCCCTATTGAGGCAGCGGAGAAGGTTCGAAAGTTTGAATTCATTGAGATCCTAAACGATGCGCTCCGCACCGGAAGGTTTAGAGCTAAGAAAGACGGGCTCTTTGCGCAAGACAGCCAAAAGCTAGAGTGGGAGCGGGATCCGGATGATCCGTCTAAGCTGAAAATTAAAGACACGTTCCACTCTGACGTGATCGATTCAACTCTTTACGCCTATCGCGACGCGTTACACTGGTTGCATGAGCCGACAAACCCAAAGCCGTTACCCGGAACGCCTGCGTTCCAAAAAATGGAGGAAGACGAAATGGAAGGTTTTGTGGCAAATCAGTTAAGGGACCAAAGAGAATCGACGGGCGGTTTTGATGATTGGTCATCGGCGGGACTTTAGTGAACATTGGAGTTTGGGTTATGGCTTTCGAAGAGATCAAGCAGCTTATGGAGATCGCAAAGACCAATGGGTGCAAGCGAGTGAAGTTCCACGACGTGGAGTTTGAGTTTTGGGAAAGCTCGCTTGAACCGGCGATGCCGAATTTAGAGGAGCCTCCCGATGCAAAGATGCCAACGGGCGATGATTTGCTATACTGGTCAAGCACTCCGCCAACAGAAGGGGTAAAGCCAGATGGCAATTGACTACAAAAGCTTTTCAGATTCAGGCCCGAGCAAAGACTTAACCCCCGCGTCAAAGCGTTGGTGGCTACTTCCAAAGAGCGAACGGCCGGATGCTATCGCGTCGGTTGTAAAGTCTCTGTTTAGTCAGCAAACAGCTAGGTTCACTCAAAACGTAGTGTCAGCAAGGCTGTACGGCAATTTGCCTGTTCTAGGAACGAACGGGCTTTCGTTCACCCGGATGGCAAGCGCGATCCCTGGCCTGAGAGAGCGAATTAGTTGGAACGTCGTTCAGTCCTGTGTCGACACGGTTACCTCAAAGATCGCAAAGAACAAACCCCGTCCCCTCTTTCTGACTTCGGGCGGTGACTACCGAATTCAACGCAAAGCAAAAAAGCTCACCAAGTTCACTGACGGAATTTTCTATCAGAACCGTGCTTACGAAATGGGAAAGAACGCCTTCCGAGACGGCGCTGTTTGGGGCACCGGCGTGATTCACGTCTTTAGGCGGCATAACAGGGTTATGTGGGAAAGGGTTCTCCCTGAGGAACTACTGGTTGACGAGATCGAAGCTCTTTATGTTAACCCAACGCAAATTCACCGCGTCAAAGCTATTGATCGCGATATTCTGAAGGAAGCATTCCCCGAAAGTCGGAAGCAAATCGAAGGCCTTGATATCGTGAACTTCCGAAGCGGTATCAACACTGGGGCTGTTTCGGACGTGGTAGAGGTTCGAGAGTCGTATCACTTGCCCTCGGGCCCCGATGCCGATGACGGCCTTCACGCTATCACTATCGACGGGCATGAAATTCTCTCCGAGAAGTGGGAGCGGCCTTACTTTCCATTTGCATTCTTTCATTGGAACAAAAGACTTTTCGGGTTCTTTGGCCAGGGCGGCGTTGAGCAAATTCAAAGCATCCAGGTTGAGATCAATAAGATCCTTTGGATCATGCAGCGATCGCATCACTTGGCTGGCACTTTCAAGATCGCGGTTGAGAACACTGCGAAGATCACAAAATCGTTCTTTAACAACGAAATTGGAACGATCATCCCGTTCACGACTACGCCTCCCGCTTATCTGCTACCTCCTATTGTTCAGCCGGAGCTCTATGAGCACTTAATGCGCCTTACCGCGCAGGCGTTTCAACAGTTCGGTATCAGTCAGCTATCGGCGCAGAGCAAAAAACCAGACGGTCTCGACTCCGGGAAAGCCCTTCGCGAGTTCAATGATATTGAATCGGATCGATTCATGACTGTGGGGCAGGCTTACGAACAATTCTACCTAGACCTTGCTCGGCTCAGCATTGACGAGGCAAAGGCGATTGCTAAGGAAACCGGCAATTATAAGGTTGCGGTCCCCGGCTCGAAATTCTTGGAAACGATTGAGTGGAACAAAGTCAGTCTCGACGAGTCGCAGTACGAAATGAAGTGCTATCCGACTAGCAGCTTGCCGCAGGATCCGGCAGGCAGACTTCAAACGATTCAAGAGTACATTCAGGCGGGCTTTCTTTCTCCTCGTTCTGGGCGAAGGCTCTTAGGCTTCCCCGATCTAGAACAGATTGAAACGCTCGCAAACGCGCAAGAGGAATACATTCACAAGGTCTTTGAAGGCATCTTGGATGCAAAGGACTTAGAGGAAGCGAATACCGCCTACGTTCCTCCCGAGCCGTTTGACGATATGGTTCTAGCGGAAGAACTTGCCATTCAGTACTATACCGATGGAAAGATGAATGGGGTTGAGGAGTACAAGCTTGATCTAATGCGTCAGTTTTTAGATCAACTTGAGGTGCTAAAGACTAAAGCGCAAACTCCTCCCGAGGGAGCATTGCCGCCTGACGGCGGGATGCCTCTAGCCAATCCGGAACCTTTGCCGGTTTCGGACTTGGTGCCCCAAGTAGCATAAGCGGAGAGCTCTTTGAGTACGCCGAATCATATACCGGGCACGGTCCGTTACTTTACCCACTATCTGACGTTTCCAGACGGTGACGTTTGGTGCAAACAATACCCCTTCGTTCACGAGTTACAGTTTCAGCTAAAGAACACTCCGTTTAAGAACAGGCCGGATGCAATTCGAGACTTTCTGCAAAAGGGTGAACATCGGTACATAGACCGCAACGGCCTTATCAACCTAATCCGAATCGACAATGAGCCGGTGCCAGAGAACTGGGGCAACGCTCCGACTGCACTTAATAAACTAAGGAAAAGAAAATGAGCAATGAAATGCAAGCGGCCATGGCCCTACTAAACGCGCCGGGGGTTACGCCTTCGGCAACGCCCGCCGCGCCTGTTGCGACGCCCGAAACGCCCGAGGCACCCAAAGCGCCGACTGACGCGAAGCTCACAGAGTCTACTTCGCAACGCTTTGCAGCACTGGCCCGAAGGGAACAACAGCTAGTCAAGGAGCGTCAAGCGATAGCCGCGGAGAAAACCCGGATCGCTTCATTAGAGGCAAAGATTAAGGAGCTCACCGAGCAGCAAGAGTCAATTAAACAACAGGCGAGACTAAATCCTCGAAAGGCGCTAGAATATCTTGGTACGAATTATGAGGATATAACCAATCACTTCCTCAAGGGTGAAGCTGTAACGCCCGAACTGGTTGCCGGAGTAGTCGAAGAAAAGCTGACTGCATTCCAAAAGCAACAGATTGAGGAAAGGGAAGCCGAAAAGAAGGCAGCCGAAGAAGCGAAACGGTTATCTACTCAGGCCGAAGCCGATAGAACGATCAATGAGTTCAAGTCGGACTTGCGGACGTACTTAGATCAAAACAAAGACAAGTATGAGCTTATCAGCTTGTACGACTCGCAAGACGCAGTCTATGAAACCATTGAACAGTACTTCGCCAAGGAAAAGAAAATCCTTTCCGCTGACGAGGCTGCTGAAATGGTTGAAAAGCAATTAGAGGAATTGGCCAAACGCCTTAGCGCGACTGAGAAGTATGGCAGCCTCGTGACACCGGCAAAACCGGAGTCCAAAACACCAAACGCGCAGCCCCGCACAATAGATAACTCGTTCAGTGCTCAATCGTCTGGCTTAAGCGGTCCCGCTAAGACCGAAGCTGAGGCGTTCCAAAGAGCACTAGCGCATTTAAATAACTCTTAGGGCTTTCAAGCTTTCGCGGGTGCGATTTGCGGCGAGGCCCTAATCAAAGGGGAATGCCGTAAATGGAAACCAGTTTAAATTTAGCAGCTATGAATGCTGCGCTGAGGGAATTGTATTCCGGTCAAGTCGTTGAAAACCTTGTCTACGCTGACAATCCTTTCATGGCCATGGTGCCAAAGAAGACCGACTTCGGCGGTAAGTACAAGCCAGTGCCAATCATCATTGGCGTGTCTCAAGGCCGTTCGAGCACTTTCGCAAACGCTCAAGGCAACCAAACTGCGAACGTGATCGAATCGTTCTTTCTCACTCGGGCAAAGGATTACTCCATTGCCACAATCGACAATGAAACGATGCTTGCATCGCAAACCGACAAAATGGCGTTCTTGGAAGGTTCCAAGATCCTCATCGACGGCGCGATTCGCTCGATCACCAACAGCGCTGCCTCGGCATTGTTCCGTAGCGGCACGGGTTCGATTGGACAGCTCGGCGGAATCAGCACGGGTGTTATCACTCTCCTGAACCCCCAAGACGTTGTTCAGTTTGAACTTGGGATGACCTTGCAAGCGGCAGCAACGGACGGCGGAACTCCTCGCGCAGCCCTTGGCTACGTGATTGCAGTCAACCGAACGCTCGGAACTGTCACCGTGTCTGCTACCTCGATCTCGGGCGTGGCTGGCTCTCCGGCTCTCTGGGCAGCAAACGACTTCCTTCTCGTTCAGGGCGATTCGAACCTGAAAATGCGGGGATTGGCTGCTTGGCTTCCAGACGTTGCTCCAGGCGGATCGGATAACTTCTTCGGCGTAAACCGAAGCGTTGACACGACTCGTCTAGCAGGCGTTCGGTACGACGGCTCGGCTCAAAGCATTGAAGAGGCGCTCATTGACGCAAGCTCTTTGGTTGCTCGCGAAGGCGGGAAGCCAGACGTTGCGATCATGAACTTCGCTTCGTATGCCGCTCTTGAGAAATCTCTTGGCAGCAAAGTTCAGTACTGCGACCTGAAAGGGCCTGCTGAAATTGCATTCCGAGGGATCATGGTCTCTGGGGCAAACGGCATGATCAAGTGCTTGGCGGACCGCTCTCAGCGCGCTCAGCGAGCAAGCTTGCTCCAAATGAATACTTGGTGCTTGGAAGGTCTGGGCGATGTTCCTCAGATCCTTCGCTACGGTGACGGCCTTGAAATGCTTCGTATTTCAAATGCCGATGCCGGTGAAGTCCGCGTCGGTTACTACGCAAACCTGTCATGTCGCGGTCCAGGCTGGTCAGCGAACGTGTTACTCGGCGCGTAAGTACAATTCATGATTGGGCGGGGGGCATATAGCTCCTCGCCCCTTCTAATGCTCGGGGGCGAGTGATAGAAGTATCCATACCCTGGCCCATAGAGGCCTAAAGGAAAATCAAATGGCAAATCGTCTATACACTCAGTTCTATATGAGCCTGGAGAGAGTCAAGGTAGTGCTCTTTGGGCAAGCAGCTATTGGCGCGGCAGGTGTCGCGACTATCAGTCCTGTGAACTCAAAAGGGATTGCCTCAATCACACGTGGCGGATCCGCTGGGCTCTACACGATTGTTCTTCAGGATCAATACGTGCGGTTCCTCGGAATTCAGTTCACTCCAATCTTTGCAACCACGCCGGGAGTGCTGGGATTCTATGTGGTCTCGGAAACTGTTGCAGGCGCTGCAAAAAACATCGTCGTTCAGTTTCTTGACGCGGCTGGCAGTGCCGCCGATCCAGCTTCCGGCACTGTGCTGAAGTGGGAAATTAACCTCTCTAATTCGACGGCGCTATAACCATGATGCCAGATAGCAAAAAAATCGCGGCACTCATTGTTTCAAAAGCCAGCCCCTCCGAAGAGGGGAAAGGGGAGAAAGAGTACGACGCCGAGGAAGGGCTCGATGCAACCTCTGAAGAGATCATGGCAGCTTTCGAAAAGAAGGATGCTAAGGGCCTCAAGGTTGCTCTAAAGTCTTTCTTTGAACAGTGCGATGCAATGCCCCATGAAGAGGGTGAGCATACTGAAGAGGAATCGGACTCGAAAGAGCTCGAATAATGGAAGTCGCCCGAGGGCATCTACACTCTCGGGCGGCCTCTTAACTTTGGGGAGTCTTTAGCATGGCACTTGGAAGGTTGACGCTAGCCGAGATCAGACAAGCAGCGCGACAGCGCTCGGATATGGTCAACTCGCAATTTGTCACGGATCCCGAATTCGACTCTTACATTAATCAGTCAGCGTATGAACTTTACGATTTAATCATTCAGAAGTACGGCTCTGACTACTACGTTGCAAGCCCACTCGTTTTCACGATTGCGCCAAATCAAGACACTCATCCTCTCCCGAACGACTTTTATAAAGGCCTAGGCGTCGATCTCCAAATAAACAACGCGCTAGATCGCTGGGTTCGGCTTAACCGATTCAACTTTTCTGATCGGAACAGGTTTCAATCTGCGGTTGCGCAGCCAATCTTAGGCCGAACGAACTTACGCTACAGATTTAGAGACAATGTGCTTTGGTTTACGCCTGTCCCCTCGGCTGGGCTCACGTTCAGGCTCTGGTACATTCCACGGCTCACTGAGCTTGTTCTAGATACCGACGTACTAGACGGGGTTTCGGGTTGGACTGAGTACGTGATCATCGACGCGGCTATCAAAGCGCTGCAAAAAGAAGAAAGCGACGTAAGTGTTTTGTCTGGTCAAAAGCAGGCAATGATAGCTCGCATCGAAGCCGCAGCGGAGAATCGCGATGCAGGCAGCCCAAGCACTGTTTCCGACACGGCTGTTATGAGTACCGAGTGGGGTAACGGCGTGGGCGGGTTCTGGGGAGGCTGGTAACGTGATCCCAAAGTTTTCTCCCGTTCAGTCTGAGGATCGGGTTGTTAATCAGCTACAGGATCGCGTGGCAAAGACTCTAAACTTGGTTGCGTCGCAGGTTATTTTGGACAGCAATATTTTAAAGTCCGTTGCCCTCGCGGTTGGTGATAACGCGATTCAGCACGGCCTAGGCAGGCCCTTAGTGGGCTGGTTTTTGGTGCGAGTTCGGGCTGGCACTGTGATTTTCGACAAGCAGGATACGAACGGTTCTCCGGGTGCGACTTTGATTTTGAATAGCTCGGGAACAAATAACGTGGATATCTACGTTTTTTAAAGGGGGATTAAAGTGGCAACGCCAAATATGGGTCTGACTCTTCCGGTGCCGACGGTAACGCCCGGTCCCCTCTATGGCTCTCAGAACAACGCGGCCTTCGAACTCATCGACTCGCACGATCACTCAGTCGGAAGAGGTGTTCCAGTTCGGACGGAGGGTCTCAATATTGATAATGACTTGCCGCTGCAATCAAACAACGCAACGCTTGTAAGATCGGTGCGATTCCTTCCGAACGCAACCCCATTGGCGCTACCGGCTGACTTGGGATGCGTCTACATTGCAGGCGGGGATTTTTGGTTTAATAACGCTGCCGGGCAGCAAATTCAGATAACTGCCGGGGGAGCTCTCAACGCTGCTAGCATCGGCGGGATCGGCGGCGACTACACTACGTCGACGGCGTCAGTGTTCTATCTTGCGGCTCAGCAAAAGTTCTTCTTTACGCAGAACACTAACAATGCTGCCCTCATGGACTTTGGGGCGATGACGGTTCGCGCAGCCGGGGTATCGGCAAACGGCGTTACCATTAAGGCCCCAGCGGGACTTGCCGCAAGCTATGAAACAACACTTCCCACGGCTCTTCCGGCTGATCCCGCAGCTTTGGTTTTGAACAATGCGGGTCTTATCAGGGCAATCATCGGAGCTTTCTTGCCGGTCGGTGCCTTCTTAGACTTTGCGGGTACGACAGCTCCCCCAGGATTTTTAGAATGCGATGGCTCGGAAGTATCCCGAACTACCTACGCTGATTTGTTTGCAGTGATTGGCACTATCTGGGGACCGGGGGACGGCACTACGACGTTCAACCTTCCGGATGCGCGTCGCAGAACGAATATCGGTAAGGGAGGATCTGTTCTTCAGTCGCCCGGTAACATAGTGGGGAACGTTGGTGGGGAGCAAGAGCACGTTCAAACGATCAATGAGATAGCGGCGCACGATCATGAAATTAGCGATCCTGGGCATTCGCATCAACAGTTTGTCGGCGCTGGCGGCGCATCCCTAGTTCCGCAGTCAACTACAGCAAACGTTTTTGCGGGTGCCAATTTCACTGGTACCTCTACCACAGGCGTGATCACTCTTAACTCGGGCGGAAGCGAACCATTCAACGTGATGCAGCCTTCCATGACTGTAACGCGGTTGATTAAATTCTAATGGGATTAGACAAACAAATAATTCCGATCTCGTTCGGAACCGGACAGGATACCAAGACTGATCCGAAGCAAGTCGAGCTTGGAACTTTGATAGAGCTCCAAAACGGCATTTTCCCGAGCTTGAAACGTCTTGAAAAGCGAGACGGCTACGGCCCCTTCATGAGGAACATTGAGGGAACGAGTCAGAGCATAAGCAAAGCCGTAGCAGGGATGACTTTTAAGAATGAGCTTTGTCTCTTTACTGGAGAGAGGCTCTATTCCTATTCCAAAGCGAGTGATCGGTGGAGCGATAAGGGCCAGGCGGTAAGCTGTTCTGTCTCTGTGACTCCAGTCAATCGAAACACCTATGGTCAAACCGCAGCGGATTCGTGTTTGCACCCTTCGGGCGTGTTTGCCTACGCGTGGGAGGACACTCGCGGGGGTATTCGGTATTCGATTATCGATCAAAGGACGGGGCATAGCATCGTCTCGGATGAGCTCTTAACTTCAATCGGCACAAAGCCCAGGTGCGTTGCGCTTGGTGTTTACGTTCTTCTCTTTTATTTGGATGAGGCGGCAAACCGAATCATCTACCACGCAATTTCAATCAACTCCCCTTCTGTTTTGGGGCCTCTAGTCGAGTTTGCTCTGAATCTGTCCAATAACAACGCATACGACGTGTGTGTGAACTCAGAACGGGTGTTTGTCACCTGGGACACGACAGAGGTTGGGAACGCTGTTGCAATTCGCTACATAAATTCATTTTTGACTGTGTCGGCCGTGGTCTTACTTGGCGCTCAGGTTGCTGAGCGAATCACCGTCACTAGCGATGCGACAAATCAGAACGTTTGGATTGCTTACCGGAACGGGAGCACGGTAAGGGCCGCTTGTTTTGACTACTCCTTGAATTCTGTGCGCGCGTTTACGACGTTGGAAACAGGCGTAGTGGACGTGGAGAACATCACGGCCTCGGCTCAGAATCAAACCGTCACGGTCTTTTATGAATTGCCTGCAGCGCTAAAGAGCAATCACTTTGTCAGAGTAACGACCTGTCCTCAAGTAGGGGCAATCGGAACTCCGGCTACCATGCTGCGATCCGTTGGGCTTGGAAGTAAGTCTTTCATCTATGAGGGAGCAATCTACCTCGCGGTAGTTCACGACTCTGCGCTGCAGCCTACCTATTTCATCGTCAATGCGACTGGCTTCATTGTCGCAAAGATTGCTTCCAATCTGGCAGGCGGTTTAGTCACGAGTCGTTCTCTGCCGCAGGTCTATGGGACGGGAACTGCGACAAGGTTTGGGTTTGCGTATTTGATTCGAGACACTTTGACCACGATCAACGGGGCAGTGTTCACTCAAACAGGCGTTCAGGCAGCGACAGTTAATTTCAATACCTCAAACACGTACCTGAGGGCTGAGATCGCAAGCAATCAGCATATTGCGGGCGGCATCGTGAACATGTACGACGGGGCAAACCTCGTTGAGCACGGGTTCAATTTATTTCCAGAGGGGCTTACGGTAACTCCGGCTACAACGGGCGGAGGTTTGAATGCGGGAACGAGACTTTATTACGCCGTCTACACTTGGACCGATAACCAGGGGCAGATTCACCGCTCTGCACCCAGCATTCCCATTCAGGCTGTTAACACAGTAGGAACGACGCTAAACATAACCTGCGACTTAACTGCTGGAAGCCCCACGGCTACGGGAATCGCTTCTACAGCAGGCGTCTTTATAGGAATGATTTTTAGTGACGGGACTACTAGCGGACGAGTTATCGCCTTCACGTCTAGCACGATCACTATTGACCAGAACTTTCTGACCACGGCACCGGGAGTCGTGATTGCGAGTACTACCACGAGCTCAAACACTCTTTCTTTGCCCACGCTTCGATTGACCGCAAAGAACAACGCGAGAAGTCCAGTAACGATCGTGGTCTATCGAACGCAGGATTTGGGGCAAACGCCGTATCAGGTGAGTTCAATATCTTCACCCATTTTCAATGATCCAAGCGTCGACACGGTTTCGTTTGTGGACACGACTTCGGACTCTGTGATTATCGGCAATCCGATTCTGTACACGTTTGGCGGGGAAATTGAGAACATTTCCCTACCCGCAACCTCTGTGCTGATTCCCTATAAGAACAGAATGATCGCTTTGCCGAGCGAGTCAGATACCTCGTTCTGGTATTCAAAGGAGTCACCTCCGGGCGTGCCCATTGAATTCAATGATGGCTTTGTGCAGAACGTCGTTCAGCAAGGCGGGGGACTCACCGGGGGAGCCGAGCTAGACGATAAGCTGATTCTGTTCAAGCGGCAGAACATTCTCGCCACGGCTTTTGCGGGCCCTCTAAACACGGGAGCTCAAAACGACGTTGCGCAGCCTGAGTTGATACCTACAGACTCCGGGTGCGACAATCCAAGGAGCATCGTTCTGACTCCAGTGGGACTTATGTTCCAATCCCTAAAAGGGATCTACCTACTTGATCGCTCCCTTTCCGTTTCCTACGTCGGTGCAGCGGTTGAGAAGTACAACGATCAGAAAATCACTAGCGCTATCCTCGTTTCGAATACGAACCTCGTTATCTTTACGCTAGAGAACGGGCTTGCACTCACTTACGACTACCTAATTAAGCAGTGGGGAGAGTTCTCAAATATCGCGGCCGTGGATGCGGTCTTGTTTGAGAGAAAGCACACGTTCTTTACCCGATTTGGTGTCGCGAATCAGGAAACGCCTGGGCTTAACACCGATAACGGGGCCCTAGTGCCTTTAAAGCTGACCACGGCCTGGATCTCTTTGGCTGGGTTGCAGGGTTTTCAGAGGATCTATCACGTTCTTCTTTTGGGTGAGTACAAATCCCCTCATACGCTACGGGTTCAAGTCGCTTACGACTTCAATCCCACAGTCGTGCAAGATGAGCTCATCGATGCGACGGCTGTCTGTGCGACTCCAAACTACGGGGATGATGCCGAGTACGGGGATACGACTCCCTACGGCGGGGAGTTCCCTCTCTATCAGTGGCGAATCAATTTCATTCGGCAAAAGTGCCAGTCCATTCGGCTCACGATCCAAGATGTTCAAAGCACAAATATTGGAGAGGGTTTCAATATTTCGGGGATGACTTTGACGGCTGGCCTAAAGAAGGGCACCAACAAGCTTCCCGCGACGAGGGTGACGTGATCGTGCCGATGGACGCAATCTATCAAAAAGAAGCTGAGGCGTGGTTTTTGGCTCGCGGTATTGAAATTAAAGATCTGTGTTTCCCTCCCGTAGGATTCATTTATCCCGGCGTTGCAGCGGGATGGCTTGGGCAGACAGACTTCGACGTTTGTTTCGTGGACTGTTTGATCAGTAACCCTGAGGCCCCGAAAGAGCTTCGCGCTGAAGCTTTGGATCAGGTGATTTTGGCTCTCGTTCAAAAGGGTAAGGATTTGCGGTACCATACTGTGGCGGGGCTTACGAAAGTTCCGGCAGTTATGGAGCGAGCTTTGGGGCTAGGCATGATCCACCTTGGAAACTATGCGTTATACCAATCGGAGAAATAAATGGGATTCATTGCGGATATTATCGGGGCCACAAATAAGTACAAAGCTGACGGCGGGTTACCCCAAGAAATAGACCGAGCGGAGCTTGCACAGGCCTTAAGCGCTTCGCTACAGGGTAAAGGAATCGCGGGAAGCGAAGCCGATGCCGCAACGCAAAGGGAGCTGATCAACACTTTGCAAGGTGACGTGGCTGGTACGGGCCCGAGCGTTGCCATGAATCAACTCAGGGGTGCAACCGACGCAAACCAAAAAACGAATGCGGCGCAGCTTGCGGGTGTGCGGGGACTGAACCCTGCCATCTCGGCTCGTCTCATTGCGCAAGGGAACGCCGAAAGTCAGCAAAAGCTTGCAAGCGACGCGGCTACTTTGAGAGCTCAAGAACAGATTGCGGCGCGGGCGGGGCTCGGGCAGGCGCTGTCTGAAAAGAGAGCGGCTGATATTCAGGGCTTTGGGGCTCAGACTCAAAGAGCGGGAAACATCGCCAATACTTTCCTTTCGGCGAAGCAAGAGGCCGACAGGGTCAATGCGGGCGTCGCTGGGCAAAACGCACAGACAAATGCGGGTATCGGCGGGGGCCTCGTGGGCGGGGTTGCAAGCGGACTTACGAAGCTACTTCCCTTTGCAGAAGGCGGAGAAGTTCCAGGCATGCCGAGGGTTCCAGGCGATAGCCCAGTGAACGACACGGTCCCCATCATGGCCTCTCCCGGTGAAGTCGTGTTGCCTCGAACGGTTGCAAATGATCCAGACGAGGCGAAAGCGTTTGTCGCAGCGCTTAAGAAGAAAGACAAAAAACCAAGCTACGGTGACGTGCTTGAGCGGCTTCGTGCGGTTGAGGGGATGTTTGCAGGAGGCAGAGTGGGCTACGCTTCGGGCGGAGCGGTGAAGGCCCCTACTCCGGCGCAGGATGTTCAAGATGCTTTTCTCAAAAACCTGGGAGCGAGCTACCTAAAGTCGCGACTCGTAAAGGCGGGGGCATAAATGGCTGAGCCGCTTTCTTTTGATCAGTACAAGGTAGCCAAAGAGGACGATAAGTCGGTTGAGGTTATCGGGCCGAGCGGAAACCCTTTGCTCATTGCGAAGTCTGGGCTTGGGAAACAGGCTCTAGAGCGCGTGGCATCTTTGCCTCGAGTAGAGCCGGTAGCTCCCGAGGTTGAGAATCCTGGGGTTCTTTACGGGGTAGGAAAAGCACTGCGTGGCGGTGCCGACTACGTTTCCGGGATCGGAAAGAACGTTGTAGAGGATATTCAAGGCGTGAAGTCTCGGCTTGGGGAGGGCGTTTCGAGTGTCGCCGCTGGGTTCACGGGTGCGCCGCCAAAGCTAAAGGGAACTCTCGCTAGCAATGAGCCTGTTGGGGTACCTGGCCTTGAAACTCCCGCTCCGGATATCGACACTACTGACACGATTGGAGTGAATGCGCCTCAAGCCGCGCCGGTCGTGGATCCTCTTGCAACTCCGGCCGCTCCAAAAGTCGACGGCGTGACCACGTCTTTGGATCAATTGACTGAGGCAAAGGTTGCGAATGAGCAAGCCAAGCGTGACGCGCTCGATGCGGAGACTGCCGGGCTTCAAAAAATTGCCGAGCAATACGAAGCGGACCGCGCAAAGTTTCAGACCGATATTGACGATATGCAAAAGCAGATCGCCGAAGGGCAGGTAAGCCCTAATCGCCTTTGGGATCAGGCCGGAACCGGAAGCCAAATCGGCGCGGCGATTGCTATCGCGCTTGGGGGAATAGGCGCTGGGCTTTCTGGGGGCAAAAATCAGGCGCTCGACGTGATTGAAAACGCTATTGCACGGGATGTCGCCGCTCAGGAAAAAAACCTAGGCAGAAAAGAGTCCCTACTTCAAACGATGCTTACTCGTTACAAGGACTTGGACACGGCCAAAGCGCAGGCAGCTAATGCGATGCGACAGAATACGCTTTCTCAAATTGCTCGGGCTGAGACTTCGGTAAACAGCAAGGAAGCAAAGTTTCAGGGGGAAACTCTTAAGGCAGCGCTACTCGCAAAGCAAAAGGAAGCGACTGACGCTGCCGCTCAAAAGGCGGCTCTACTTCGGGTAGGCACTCCGGGTGCGGCTCCAATCAATCCCGAGATCCTAATTGGAATGGGCGGGGCAGCTAAAGAAGTGGGAGAGCGGCTCATTCGGCTACCCGATGGACGGCAAGTGCTTATCACTCGCAAAGAAGATGTGGGACCTTTGACTGACGAGGTAGCTACCATTTCCCCGATCAGAGGCCTTTTGAAAGAGCTCGATACGCTTTCCAAAAATCCAAACGCCATGACATCTCCGGTTTTGGCAGACAAGGCTCAGGCGATTCGGGCAAAGCTTGTACCTCTGTTGAAAGAAAATCAGAACGTGAAAAAGCTTATGGAAGGCGCTACGGGGAAAGACGGCGAGAAGTTCAGCCTCCTAGACTCGGTTGAGGATCCCACTGCTTTTAAAAATCTTTTGGGAGACGCAAAACTAAATGCAAGCTTGGTGAAGTACCTCGACGATAAGCTCGACGCGAAGCTTACCGCCAAGGCTTCAAACTACGCGCCTGCTTTCACGCCAAAAACGGCGACTCCATTCGTGGCGGCAAGATAATGGCAAAACTCGTTAACAATGAGACTGGCAAGCTTGAGGATCTGGACGCGGACGTAGCGCAGGCCTCTTTCTTGGGCGGGACGCATAACCTGCCCCGGTCCCAGCCCGTTGTTTTAAAGAACGAGTACGACGAGCTAGTTCAGGTTGATCCAAGCGAGGTCTACCAGTCTCTGACGGCTGGGAAATTCAAGATCGCGTCCGATGCGGATATAGCCAAAGAGACTCAGCGTCAAAAGTTTGGCGAAGCTCCGGGGAGCTCAATCAAGGCTTTCGGGGAGGGAGCGTTGCGTTCTGCAACGTTTGGCGTCTCTGACGTGGCACTTCCGGCGCTCGGGATCACGACAGAGGAAGCTCTCAAAGGCCGTAAGGAAGAAAACCCACTTGCGGAAGGCGCAGGGCAGGTTGCCGGTTTCCTGGGAACACTTCCAATTCCGGCCTCTCCCGTCGCTCGGCTCGCTAAGGTTGGGGAGGCAGTCACCAAGGGTGCGGCTGCGACAAAAGCCTTAACCTCTCTTGCGGGAAAAGGGATTGTTGGCAAGGCGCTCGCTTCGGGTGCAGCGGTCGGCGCGGGGAGTGCTGTTGAGGGCCTCGCGCAAGGGGCTGGGCAAATCGTTTCCGAGGCAGCGCTCGGGGATCCAGATCTCACGGCTCAGAAAGCGGCGGCTCAAATCGGATTCTCCGGTCTTTTAGGCGGAGCTCTCGGCGGGGCCTTGGGGACTGTGACTCGCAGTGCTGCACGGGTAGTAGGCGACGCTCCCATTGTTACCGAAGCCGGAGAGCAAGTACTAAAAGCCTCGGGGGCTGGCAAAGCCAGTACTACCGGCCGGTCCGCAATCAATGAATTGTCCGTTGATCAGGCCATTGAGGATCAGCTTGCAAACGCCACTCGATTTAAACCCGATGCGCCTGAAATTCAGGCCGCTGCCGATAGGTTCGGAGCTAAGGCGTTCCCTGGAATGCTTTCCAAGGTCAAAGCGGATCAGAATGCTCAGACGCTTTTGTGGAAAAGCGCTACCCCCATAGGTATCAAGGCAGAGCAAGAACTCGCCGAGTCTATCGGCAAAGTTCAAACGAAGATCGACGATGCTTTCAAGACAGCGTCTCAATTATCTGAGAACGAAGCGGGGCAAAGCGTTCGCGACGGACTAGTAAAGCGTCTCGACGCCGAGTATCAGCCAATCAAAGAGCTATACGACAGCCTTGGGATGCAATCCACTATCCCGGTTGCTGAGCAAGAAGTTAAGTCTCTCATCAAAACACTAAAGGGCATTAGCGGTCTTGATGACGTTCGTAACAAAAAGTCCTTTTACCGTGGAAGCATTCTTCGCGACTTAGATCGCATGGCAAACGATCCGGCAGGTATTTCGATTCAGCGCCTTCGAGACTATAAGCAGCAAGTGAAAAGCATGGACCCGGAGCTGAAATACATCTCTCAGGTTTTTGGCGAAGCCGTCGATGAGGTTGAAGAGGCGGCCGTTGTTCGCGCGGCAAAGTCTATTAAGGATCCTGTAGGAAAATCGAAGGTAGAAGCCCTTCTGACAAACCACAACGCTGCCAAAAAGAAGTACGGCGCATTTAAAGGAAAGCTAGAAGAGTTAGGTCAAAAGCTTGGCCTTGGTCAGATTCGTGGGGCTCAAGGCTTCCTCGACGCGCTAGAAGAAAAGTCGAACGAACAACTCGCAAAGCGCCTATTCGACAATAACGACGTTGGGTTTATTAATTTCATGAAGGAAAACTTTCCTGAGCAATTTGAGACCTTGGTCTCGCAGCAAAAGGGAAGAATCGTTGCGGGTGCCGAATCCACAAAAGGCCTTGCGACTAATCGGTATTTGAAGGCGATTGAAAAGCTCCCTAAAGAAGTGAAACAGGCGCTCTTTACGCCCGATCAGCTAGACGATATAGCGGCGGCTCAAGTCTACATGAAGAACGTTCCGGCTGACTTTAATCCCTCTGGCACTAGCGGGGCTGAGGGGATGCGGCGATTCTTATCTGAGCCTTGGAAGGCTTCGACTGAGTTCGTTCAAGACTTTGCGACAAACACTTATTTGAACGCAATGAATCAGACTCAAGGCCTTTCGGCTTTGGAGCGCGCTGCAAATAAGACGGCTCGATCTGTTCAGACTGCCGTGGACCGGGCCTATGATGCGGCGATGGCCGGGTATTTGGGTTCTCGGATCACAAAGCCTATCATCGATACCCGTTACAAATTCAAGTCCGAGGAAGATCCAGTAGGGGCCTACAAAGGGAGTGTTTCCCGGATCGCAAAGCTCAGCAGTGATCCTGCTTTGTTTGCCGAGCGCCTTGCCAGTGCAACAAGCTCAGTGAACGAGTATGCGCCAAACATTTCTCAGCAAATGCAGGTCACGGCGGCGCGGTCTCTTTCGTTCTTACAGAGCAAGATTCCTGTGCGTCCAATCCCAGCAAAGCCCTTGAGCGCTCCCTATGAACCGAGCGTTACCGAAATGGCTCGCTTCAATCGGTACTACAACACGGTTGATAAGCCGCTTTCTGTGCTTCAAAGCATCGAGGCTGGGACTTTGACAAAAGAGCAAGTGGAGGCGGTTGCGACTGTTTACCCTGCGCTCTACACCGAAATGAAGTCGAAGCTACTTGAGAAGGTAACCTCAAAGAAGAACGTCGTTCCCTACCGCATGCGGATGATGATGAGTCTTTTCATGGCTCAAGATATGGATGATTCAACCACGGCGCAGTCCATTCTTTCTTTCCAAGCGGCTCACGACCGAAGCCAAATGCGGACCGAGGCCGAGCAAGTGCAGTCATCGGGGAAGGTAACTCAAGGAGGCCTTGGCAAGCTTGACGTGGCGTCGCGTCAATTAACTCCCGCGCAACGGTCTAGCAATCGCGCTGAAGTGTAGTTACAATAAATTTTGCCTGTAGCCAAAAGCTATTAACCCATAAGGAGGCACTCCAAAATGAGCGGCCGCAAGAACTTCCTAGCTCCCCACAAAGTTATCACCGACGGCGATATGAGCCTGACTCTCACCGCACCTCTTACCGATATTTCCTACATGGACAATCTTACCTTGCAAGCAGTCTGGACGGGCGATGCGGTCGGACGCTTTGGAGTAGAGGGATCGCACGATGGAACGAACTGGGTTGAATTCGTATTCAGCCTAGCCGCGACAGGCTCCCCACTTCTCATCGATATGAATCAGCTTTCGTTTCCCAAGATGCGATTTGTGTACACGCCTGACACTGGCACTGGGGTTCTAAACGTAACCGTTTCAGGAAAGATGCTCTAATGAGTACCTTTGTACGATTCCCAACAGTATCTGGTGGCGGTGGCGGCGCAGTAGACAGCGTCAACGGGCAAACCGGAATCGTCGTTTTGGATAAGTCTGATATTGGCTTAGGCAACGCTGATAATACTTCTGACGCAAACAAGCCGATTTCAACCGCGACACAAACAGCGCTAGATCAAAAACAAGACTTAGGGGAGCTTCAAGCAGCTCTTTATGCATCGGGAATAGACGGGGACGTAACGTTTTCTTCTGGCACGATCACTTTGGATCGCGATCGTTATTATAACAACCTGACTGTCGAGGGTACGGCCTCTCTCGTTACGGGACAGCACAGAGTTTTCGTTCGAAACATTTTAAATTTAGATGCGGCTCCCGCAAACGCAATTGTTGCGCAAACTTCTAATGGAAATACCGCCGTTGGCACTGCGGCGGGAGTTCAGGCAGCAAACATTGTTGCTGCAAATCTGGGCGTTGGAACTCGTGGAGTGATTGGTGTTGTAGGAGGAATTAATGCGGGTGCGGCTGGGACGGCGGGCGGCGCAACGGCCGTATCAGTAGGTCAGCTAGGCGGCGTCGGCGGGGCTGGAGGCTTAGGTTCTGCAGGCGCGGGAGGCGCAGGCGGTGCAGCTCCGACAATCACAGCTACCTTACGGTTGCAGGGCTATAAACAAGATATCTTGCGAGGCGCTGTTATCGCCTCTGGCGGATCTGCGGGTTCGGCTGGCGGCGGCGGCGGCGGTGACGGGGTAGCCGGGGGAGGATCTGGATCAAGTGGATCAGGCGGCGGTATCTTGTGGCTTGCGGCTCGAATCATATCGCGCACTGGAGCAACGGCAGCGGGAGCTATAAATGCAAACGGAGGTAACGGCGGCGGCGGCGGCACTCCTGCGGGAGGCAACCGAGGTGGCGGCGGCGGTGGTGCAGGCGGCGGCGGCGGCTTTGCTTTTGTGTTCACAGAGGCGTGCATCGGGACTGCTGCTACCAACTTGATCACAGCAAACGGCGGTAACGGTGGTAACGGCGGTAACGGACTTGGTACCGGAGTTGGTGGAGCGGGTGGCGGTGGCGGTTCGGGCGGTAGAATTTTTTATTCTGAGACAAGTACAAATACTTTTGTTTTGGTCGAAGGCACCGGGCCCGTCGCGGGCGGCGCTGCAAGTGGAAATACCGGGGGAACTGGAGCGACTGGGAACGCTTGCGTGTTAACAGTTTAATTGGGTGTGACTATGAATCGATTAATGATTAGGTGCCTTACACACGACGTGGATTTGTTTGTTGCGACAAAGCCTCGGTGGAGGCAGTCCGACTTAACTGAGTGGCTAGCTTGTCTGTCTCACCAAGACGGCTGTTCTGTTTTTGGTTCTGTGGAAATTTCAGAGGGAGAAGTGTTTACTGCTTTCAAGCCGGAACCTCCCCCAGAGCCAGAGCCGGAGCCTGAACCGGAGCCAGAGCCGGAGCCAGAGCCGGAGCCTGAACCGGAGCCAGAGCCTGAACCGGAGCCAGAGCCGGAGCCTGAACCGGAGCCAGAGCCTGAACCGGAGCCTGAACCGGAGCCAGAGCCTGAACCGGAGCCAGAGCCGGAGCCAGAGCCGGAGCCTGAACCGGAGCCAGAACCAGAACCAGAACCAGAACCAGAACCGACTCCATAAGGTAGGTATTTGTGGCGACTTATGTAAGATTCCCTCCAGTTCAGAGCGGATTAGCTGGGGGCACCTACGTCAGGTACCCCGCGTCTACTGGGGGGCCAACGCCTCCTCCCGCTCCTAGTGTTCCGGCGCAAGCAAACGTTCGGCTCTGGTTTGACTCTGAGTTTACCACCAGCACTGCGCCTCCTCTGATAAACAGCTTCATTGATAGGTCCACTTTCAGCGTTTCAAATTCTCGCGTTGGCGATAACAGCCTGGTAGCCGCTGCCATCAATGGTCGGCCGATGATTGAGTATGTAGCCTTTTCGGGCTACATGGTCTCGACACCCGCGACGCCTCTGTTCACGATTGGCCAACCCTTGACTGTTGCCTTTGTTGCCCGAGCGATGAGCACTCTTGTCGGCGGTGCCGACGTTCGGGTTGTTCAGCTTCCGGGTCCAGGTGACGAGGCGCTAGGCATTCAACTCTATAACCCAAATGTAGTGGAAGAGCCTCTTGTTTACATTTCGACGGGCAACGTGGATCTTGGCGGCGTGATTGAAACCTCCGCTGTTATCACCGCAAGTACTGCGGGGCAGCACTTGAGCAATTTCTATTGCGTCGTGACTTATAACGGCGGCAACAGAGCGCTTGCTAGTAGCTTCACGGTTTCCATCAACGGAGTAGACCAAGCGACTTCAGTGGGTGCGGTTGCGGGAGTGATCTTGAACGAAGATCAGACTCCTGCCGGTCCTCAAGTAAATATTCGATACGCTTCCCTCATCATTTGGAACAAAGAGCTAGACGTGACTGAGAAGGCTCAGCTCAACACTTACTACCTTTCTCAATACGGCCTGGGCGTGTGAGGTTTTCTTTATGCATACCGGCGAGCGAGTAGTCGAGTACCTGATGCGCTTCATAGGACAGCCCTACATTTGGGGAGGTCAAAACCCCTTAGTCGGTTGGGATTGCAGTGGGCTTGTCTGTGAGGGTTTGAAGTTCGCGGGTCTTATGAAGAATCATGAGGATATGAATGCTCATTCGATGTTCCTAAAGTTTAAAGCCGAGCCTATCGAGAGCTTTCCTTTTCGCGCAGGCAGTCTCGCCTTCTTTGGAACGACACAGAGAATCACCCACGTTGGCATTGTAGTCGACGGTAACTTTATGCTCGAGGCAGGCGGAGGAAACGAGAACACGCGCTCTGCACAGATTGCAGCGCAGCGTGGCGCGTTTGTCAGGCTTCGCACTGTTACGCATCGCAGTGACTTTGTGGCGTGCTACATGCCCCCGTACACACCTAAAGTCCCGCCGCCTTCAGAGCAAGGATCGCCTCGTCCAAGGATCGGATGATCAGGTACCAGTGGCCCATTCGGCCCACTTCGACTTCGAACTTCTTTTGATTCAGAGACTGAACTCCGACGGGACTCTTTAGCTCCCAGCAATGCACTGGGCCGTCTTTGATCCAAACGATTAGGTCTGGCATTCCTGCCATATCCCTGTTGGGAGTTAAGGTTTTTGCCTTGCCGATAATTTTCGCCTGCGTGTTGATTCTTCGGTAAACGAGATTCCCTCTTTTCGTGTGAATATCGAGGAGGTTCTTAACATCGCGCATCACGTCTCGTTCAAGTGTTTTGGGTCGCATTTGATTTTCCTCTGCTATAATTGTCTACTGTAACGGGGGAAACCATGAAAACACTATTAGTCTTTGGTCTGTTCACAGCGGTTGCTTTTGGGGTAGATGTCACTCCTCTTCCGGAGTCAGCAATCTTTCAGGAAATTCTAAAACTGATTCAAGTGATCGCGGGCGGAAACGTCTCTTTGTTTGTTCTTGGCGTGTCGGCGGTACAGGTTGCGATTGTTCTCTTTCGCACCACGTTCGGAGCAAACTTAAGTGGCAAGTGGACGCTTGCACTTTTGTACGCGCTAAACGCTCTTTTGGTTGCAATGCTTGCAGTCGGTAACGGTGCCTCTTTTGGTGACGTGATTGGCGGAGCCGCGTTCCTAAGCCTTGTTATGAACGGGCTGTCTGAGCTAACCAAACACTTGTTTAAGAGCGCCTAAATGATGTTCACACTGATTTTGTCGGTGCTAGATACTGGTCTGAAGCTTTGGCTATCCAAGGAGCGGACTAAATACGTCGACAAATTGATGCGCCTTCAAAAGGAGTATTATGAAGAGTCTAATAAACCCGCTGAGGAGCGCTCTGACGCTGTTCTTGATAACTTGTTCTTTGAGCTGCGCATCCTCGCAAGTGCATTTGCCGCCGAAGCTCGAGTTTCGGACGCTCCGCCTAAGCCCTGAGGTTGCTGGTTTTGAATACCAGTATCAGGTGTGTGTTAAGTCTGGGCTCTTTGGCAATTGCAGAAAGTGGGAAAAGCGCGTCGAAGTCTTTGACTTAAACGACGTGGAGACGCGAAAGATGCTTATCAATATGGGCTTTGTAGCAAGGGTGCGAGACAAGGTAGTGCCATGAATGATTCGGGGTTGTCCTGGGACGCGTTCATGCGTTGGATGTTCTACGCCTTGCTGTCAAGCTTTGGCGTCGTGATCTCAGGCTTTCTCTTTAACATTCAGACAAGCATCAAGGAAATGAGCGAGAGCATTGTCGTGTTGAACCGCACGATTGCAGTCATGACCACGACAAACGGATTCATGCAGCGGGAAATTGAGGGCCTTCAAAACCGCTTAGACAAAGTTGAAATTAAGCTTTCCAAGGAACTTCACAGTCAGTAACGTTTTCTTTCCTTGGTGATGCGAACATGACTACCCCTCCACGCGATTGCAACCGCGGGAGGGGTTTTTTATTCTTCAGACTCAAGCTCTAAGCTTTCCTGTCTCGTGATAACCGGGGAAACATAGAAGGAGCCGTCCAGGGTTCTCGTCACTGCGTAAGTTTGGCCCAGTTGATACCTTGGGTGCCCTAGCTCGGTACAAATGAAATGCAGGCCGTCCTCGGACCTTGGCCATCCTCTAAAGAAGAGCACGCTATTTGTGTTTTGAACTGTCTCTGAATTTTGCTGTTCCATGATCTGGACAGGTATGAATATTGACTAAGCGTGTCAACACTTTTTTGTTTCAATTTCAATTCAGGTAGGGTTTGGTTGCCGAAGCAAAAAAAAAACGCGGCCCGCGAGGTATATAGCCTCCGAGCCGCCAGACCCAGATTGATGAAACCAACCCGGATGCACTCCCTATAGCGCTCCTTCAGGTCGAGATCAATCGCCTTTTTGGAGTTCGCTATTAAAGATTTCAAAAAAATCATCCACCGGATCACGATTCTCAACTGGGTTCAGGCCTTCAAAGCCGAGCTAAAGCCCTCAGAAGACCCTGAGAGTCCTTTCATTCCTGAATCGTTGTTCATTCCTTGTTTGGCATTTAATCATCGACAGCGCGGCGTTTGGGTCCATTTAGTGCGGATAGGCATGGTCAAAGCAAAGGACACCGGTGTTTTTGAATGCGAGAAAGCCGATCTAAATACTGGCAGAGCCAGCTTTAGAGAATGCCTAACAGCATATCGCGATGCAGGCCTTATTGAATTCACAGAGACGGAAGTCTCGCCAATCAAAAAAGTTTTACAGGTGGAACCAATACCTTCCGAAACCACTTTAAAAAAAGACGGAAGGGTCTGGATAGTACGACGGACTAATAAACCAGCCAAAGAACAAACGCCGGGCATCGCTTCGTGAGAGTTCTTTGAGTGTTGTACCAAGGGGGACCCTTTGTCTGAGGGTTAAGGATTGAGTGATGAGGGGCAAGATCGCTCCATGGGTGAAGCTCTTTCTGGTGGCGAAAGCCACTGACTAACTATTCTTTTTGAATGGTTGGGATAGCACAGGACTGTCTGGATGATTCGGATAGTTCAGGACTGGCCGATGTACTGTGACAGGGGAATACGGGGGAGACATCCTGGATTCAAAGATAGTCCTAATCATATGGACACAGACAAGCGGGGCCTTAGGCCTCCGTCTGTTCTTTGGGATCCGGGGGTTTAATAAGAAGAAAGATCGATCTAAAAAAACAAAAAAAAGGAAGCAAATGTTTAAAGATAACGAAATGGTTGTAGTGAAACTCCTCAGTTACAAGGTTGACTATACGGAGAAGGCTGAGGACGTTGTTGAGGACGATACTTCTATTGTGATCTACAGAGTTCTCGATAGCATAGGAATTTCGCTCAAACTAATGGATGAACTTCGTTTTCTCGAAGACCGGCATTTAGGAATTGGGTTGTTTATGGCTCTTGCCTCTGCTTGTGAACAAGCTGGAAAAGAGGACGGTGTTGCTTGGCCAGAATACAACAAACCGTTTTGGGGGATTTGTCGAAAGCGCCTCAAGCATAATTTAGAAGTGTTGAAACAAGCCGGCCATCTAAAATACCAAGCAGTTCCAAGAAAGGGTTTTCCTTGTAGGCAGCTTGCTTGGGAAGACTAAGTGAAAGACTATTCAAACAGAAGCATCTTTCCGATTCTTCGGATGCTTCGAAAGTATTCGTTCAAAGGCCCCGTCGTTCTGTACCTCGGCGACGACGATTTTGAATTTGTGAGGGAGGAAATTCTCGACTGGGAGCTCCTGGAGGCAGGCAGAGACAGCGTGAGCAAGGACCGTGTCTCTTTGTACGACAAGCAGATAATTATCTTGCGAGGGGACGCCACAAAGCCGTTCTGGGTTATGCCGGAGGGGAGGCCCCTTTGAAAGAGTACGAAGGCGAAAGGGGAGCGGTAGGCGCCGTCACCGAGTTCAAGGCAGCAACCGAGCTTCGGGTTTTGTACGAGAATCTGTACAAGAAAAGATACGGCACGATGCCTTTCATCGAGGAAACGGACGCAGGCGCGTTTGGGTTCTTGGCTTCAAAGTTCAAAGGCGCTGAGGGGAAGAAACTCATCGAGGCGTACTTTCAGATTCAAGACAAATTCATTCAAGAAAACTGTCACCCGATCGGATTCATTCGAAAGAGCATAAATAAGCTTTTGCCTGTTATGGCTAAGTCCAGGCCAAGGACAGAGGGAGGGATACGGGTTACCGTCAGTCTGTCGTGTGACGCATGTACCAAACTCTACAATTGGATTGGCGATCCAAGAGCTTTGCCAAACACGCGGCGATGCGCTGAATGCATATCTAGTAACAAGCAAGCTCAAGCATTCTTTGCGACAAGAAAGAAACTAGAATTGCCGGAAATGATAAAGTCCATGAGTGCGCCGCCAAACCCCGAAGCCGAAGATCCGGAAAGCATCGAGCCCCCGCCAATCATTAACTCCTTGCCTAGCGTGTCGGGCGATTCCGACTGACAGAGCGCATATTGGTTTTAAAGGGGCTGGGCGGCCCGTGGTTAAGTTTAATCGAGTAAACCTATGGTAAAGGTAGGAGTGAGAAAAGAAATGGAAATAAAGCTGCCTTGTGGCGCTACGGCACTAATAGACGAAGAAGATGCCTGGACAATAGAAGTATTTCCTTGGTGGAGAAAAGTTAGATCGCACGTGAGGGTAAAGCGCACCATGCCCAACGAGTTTGGCGTGTGGAAGCAAGACATCTACTTACATCGGTTAATTATGTTTAAGATTTTTGGAGCCCACATCCTTGGCTTTGAGATCGATCACATAAACAGAAATGGTCTTGATAACAGAAGAAGCAACTTGCGCTTAGCGAGCAGGGGAGAAAACGCTGCCAATAAGTCAAAAGCCAAGGGGGCATCCTCAAAGTACAGGGGTGTTGCCTGGAGGCAGAACAATAGGAAGAACCCGTGGGTAGCCTATATAAGCAAAAATAACCGAAGAATTGATTTAGGTTACTTTGCCACTGAAGAGTTAGCTGCCGCAGCATATGACAAAAAAGCAGCGGAGCTTTGGGGTTCTTTTGCTTACCGAAACTTGCCTGATAAAAATTAAAGGGTTGGGTGTTAATTGAAGAGTTCGGTATTCTTCGTCTCAAATATGAGACAAAGGATTCTCAAGAATGATACCCCGATACGATCTTACCGTTCCCCCGGATATGCAGGTCTTTGTCGTGGTCTATCGCGATCCGGAGCTTGGGGACTTGCTCATGCCAGAGGCTTACTACACGCATAAGCAGGCCCGGTTCCATTGGCGCTTTTGTCGCTCATACGTTGAGCCGGAGGAAATGGAGTCAACTTACATCGTCGAGACGTTTTATTTCCAATTCATAAAGCAGGCCTACGGCTACAGTTCTAGCGAAGCCGAGCTCTACAAAAACGCTGATTTTCTCATCGAGTACGAAACGAAGTGGGCAAAGAAGAAAATGCTTGAGAACAGCTAGCGGATAGTATTTAAGAGGTTCCTGGCCAGGGTGATCGTTCAAAAAAACCCCAGCCAGGAAAAGGAACAGCGTGGACAGTAGTAAAGAAAATCTTACCGAAAATCAATCACTAGAAAATTTGAAGAGCACGGTTCGGGGCCTTCGGCACTTGCTTGCACTTTTGGAACAGACCGAAGAGCGAATGAGCGTCGAGTGTCGGTCTATCGCTTTGCAGAAGGAAGTCGTGCAGAGCCTTATCCTAGAGTTGGATGATACCTCAAGCTTCGCGGCCGACGCGCTTAAGTACGCCGCAGCGCCTGATTTTTCAAAACCGGGCTCATACACAGTGCCTGGAATTGGAAAGATAACGGTCACTAATTTTTGCAAGGGATTTGAGAAAGAATGAGCAAAACAAAAAGCCCTTCATTGGTTGACTTACATAACGAACTGCAAATGGTGTCGGAGGA